ACCATCAACTAAAGAATTATCTAAATCATCTCTTGTTTCATTGGCGAAATATTCTACAGCAACAACTTGTAAAATACCTGGCATACTAATGCTATCAGTAGCTTCAACTCGCCAACAAATATTCTTATCCTCTTCCTCAATTCCTTTTAAATAAAATTTAGAATATCTTCTAAAATATTTTAAAGCTTCTGGAGTTTTAGTCATAAGAATATTTAAAGAATGATTAGGAGTATCAACACTTATTCCATTTTTTTGAATATAGTTAATTTTTGTTTCTACTGGGCCTCTAACTGCAAGATATTGTGTATATAATTTCTTATCTTCATCAAGTCAAGAAACTGTATAATTACAACGTCTAATCTCGCCTCTAAAATAAGCAAGTTCAGTTAAATCTTGTAAATAAATAATTCACTTTGTTCCAGTATTCATTCAATCAAAAACGTCACCAGGTTTATAACGATATTCATATCCAACAGATAGAATCTTATCATCATAATCCTGTTTTGTTTTATCAGGATTTATTAATGATGGAGCTTCTTCCTTATCAACTGCATCTGTATGTCTAATTCTTGCCGCTTGATAAGAATATTTTGTCGCATGATCAAGAGTCCATCTTTTATCTTTTATCATACGGTTTTGTTGAAGTTCCCCACCGCGCAAATCTAGCCTTTTGCGCATTAAATTTATTCCCACAAATTGTGAGTTATTAGGCATTTAAAATCTCCCTTAATAAAGAAATTGATTCAAAAACAGTTTTTCTATATGTATTAAATTCTACTTCTGTAATCTTTAATCCTTCTAATTTACTTAATAAAATTAAAAACTTATCATTAGAATTAAAAATTTCCCCTAAACCAGAAATTTCAATAATAACACAGCTTAACTGTTCTTGCCAATTCTCTCCATTTTCTCTCATAGGAATTAATTTCCATAACTGATTTGTTAATCTATTAATATCAGATTTTAAATTTTCTTCTGATATATCGAAGTTATATTTTGTAGTCACCATAGACTCCACTTCTTAAAACATCTCAGTTAGGTTCAATATATCCTTCACCATTTGTACGTCTACGTTTATATAAACGTTGCATGTGAAAAGATTGCCTTTGACATTCGGTTAATAAATTTAATAATTTAGCTAGATGATTGGCTTGGGAAGTCATTTTAAAGTCTGACCCGCTATATTTCATGCGAGTATTTTCAATAGATGTAACTTGGCGTTGAAGCCAAGCGCACATCATTAATAAAGCAAGAATATTAATCTCTTCACTCGTTAAATCTGCATCGAAATGCGAGCGTTCAATATATACATCTGGAATTCCATCGTCTTCTTCCTCGTCAGGAGTATTTCAAACAACTCCAATAACAAAGTCCCCTTCTTCTACCTTATCTTCTCTAACAACTAAGGTTTCAATAGAGTAATCTTCAAGTCTTTTACGAGGAAATTCAAAACCAGGAATTGCATCAATTAAAAGGACCCGTAGGTCCCTAATTGTGTCTTCTGGAGTTAACTCCATGTACATATCATCTGTGATTTTTCCAAGAAAGCGATTATATATTTCTGTGAACTGCGTTCCCATAATATACTCTCCTTTCTTTGTATCATTATTCTGCAGTTTTCTTAATTACTTTAGCTCCAGAAGTTCTTCTCTGAGTCTGATTCTGCGTTGTTCTACGAACTTTTTGTTCTTTCTTTGGCGCAACTTCATCTGCTTCAGGTGTCTTATTCTCTACATCATGCGCAATTGCCGCATCAACATCAAAGCCAGTCTTTTCTTTAAGAGCTTGGCGTTTACTAAAATCATTCAAAGGAATTTGAACACTTAAATCTTTAATCATATCAAGCACGCCTTCTGGCGCAAAATCAAGAGCATCTAAGAATTCATCCATAGATCCGGTTTTAATTAAAGCAGCGACATTATCAGCATTCATATAATACTCAGGTTCTCTATGAACATTAAGTTCATCAAGCATCTGTTCATCCTTTACCAGGAGGTGGTTTCTGATTAAGTCCATTCCGCCGTTAGTATAAGCTAAAGCTTCAATTTCTTCCTTTGGCACTTTGATAGATTGTCTTGGTGCCAATTCTCTACGAATATGTCTATCTGGAATATTATAAATAATCTTTCCAGCACTTCTATTTTCTACTGTTACATAATCTGCCATTTTATTAAACTCTCCTTTTTCTCCATTTAATGAAAATAAGGGGAGAGGGGATTTACCCCTACTCCCCTTTATCTTTCTTTATTCTATTTCCCAATATTACGGATTTACTGGGTCTGGTGCGCTAGAACCTTCGCCATTATCAACAACAACGACATTCTTAACTGTATCAGCTAACTGGAATGCGCCTTCCTTAGATAATGAAGTGTCCTTGTAAACGCAAATTGCGTTGTTCATCATGCAGATAACGCCGACTTTCTTGTAAACCTGAATTTCACGGCTCCAGTCGCGGTTTGCACGCTCGTCAACTAATGTGTCGCCTTCAAATGCAACCTTGACAGGCTTTGTATCTGCACCGGATGGAATAATCCAGCAGAAGGAAGGATCAATAACCTTTTCCTTGCCTTCAACAATATCCTTGTAAGCATTTGGAAGAATGACAACATTCTTATCACGATAGCCAGAAAGACGACCTGTTCTGTAGAGTTCATCCTTCATAGCTTCTGTGTATCTCCAAGCTTCCTGTGGGATCATCTTAACTGCAAATTCGTTTGTGCAGTAAATTGTTACATTACCATAGCTTTCAGCAAGACGAACTAATTCGTCGAAAGAAGCTGCATCAAAGCCATTGGCAACAACACGGTTCATTGCTGGGAGCTGGTTAATAGCGCCCTCAAGAGCCTTGCCGATTTCTTCATAGATAAGGTCATCCATACCTTCCATGACGATATTAACAAGCTCAGCAAAATCTGCACGACCATCAAGGAATTCTTCGAATCCGATCTGCGCAGCTCCACCGATAGCACTTGTTGGAACTTCGAAGCTCTCAGAACTCTTAGCGAGTTTGAAGACTTCATAGTTACCTGCAAGTCCTACTCTTGTAATGAACTGCTTAGCACGATTAGTGCCATCAATCTTTCTACGGAACATTGGACGATCGCCCTGAGCGAATGTCTTAACTTCCGCGAACTGACCATAGTTTTGAACCACTCTCTGAGGAAGAACATCTGTTAATGTTTCTTCGATGATAGAGAATACAAGGTTCTTATTCTCACGATAAAGAGCATAAGTACCAGCGATTTCCTGGAACTCTTTACGTAATGTTTCATTTAACTCAGCATAGCTGAAATCCTGTCCATTATAGCTATACGCCTTAGGAGCTTTAGGATCAGCCTTAGCTACTGTTTTAGCTAATGTAACGAAATTTTTCTTATCTAACATTTCCCTTTACCCCTTTCTATTATTTAACGCGCATAACTTTAACGCCAGGCTGCATATCAGGCATTGTGTAAACCTTAACAACCTGCATTGTTGGATGAAGAGCATCTGCGCCCTCACCTGGTGCGAGATAACCATCAGCACCTGGAGTTAGCATGTCGCCAACCTTTAAGCTGCCTGGTTCTGCAGCGATTGTATTTGTTGTCCAAATATCGCCAATGTTGATTTTGAAAAGACGTGGTACCATGCGTGTTCCTTCTGGCATGTACTTAGGTGTCTTATAAGGCTCAACAACCTTGAATGGATCATCCGTAGAATCAACTTCATATGGAGAAGCTGGTTTTGTGACACGCTCTGCATTGTCATTACCTTCGGAATCTTTAGCTCCATAAAAACGAGCCTGCCATTCTGTTAATGCTTTTGTTCCATCAATTGGACTATATACACGAGCAACATAGTCTTCTTTCTTCATTGCGAAATCGCAATCCTGTTCAAAGTCACGATATAGCTTGATCTCATTAAAGACCATCATCCACTCGCCCTTGCCGTTAAAATCTACTGCACCGCCATCTTCAGCAGCATAGTTATATGTAGCAAACTGACCATTCTCAAGAATGTCAATATCTGCTGCCGCAGGTAACTGAGCATAGATCTGAGCAGTCTTCTGAGCTGATAGATGATTTGGTTCTACCTGGCCATAACCGCGAGCGACATATGTGGCTTTTTCACTTAATCTTGTTTTAGCCATTCTTGTCTTCCTCCTATATTATTCCATTTCTTTCTTCGTAGCAATAGCTGCCTTAATCCAAGAAGGTGTTACATCATCGACTACACCATCATCATGTAGATTAAATGTACTTTCAGGTGTCTTCTCAGTATCTTCTTCAAGGTCAAAGCTAACCTTATTACGAACACAAATTACAGAAAGCTTTGCTTCGATATCATCAACAGAGTAAGAATCAATGTTATCAATAACATCTTTCTTTTCTTCATCTGTTAACATGTAGAAGCGATCAATCATTTCTTGCTTTTCCTTGCGATCAGCAATCTTTTTAAATTCTACGAGCTGTTCGTACTCAGCTTTCATGTTGTTATACTTTGTTTCTAAATCTTCATACTTAGACTGTAATTCTATATATTCTTGAACTTCTTCAAGATTATATTCAATTTTCTTGTCCTCATTTTCCTGTTCAGGTTGCTCGTCTACCTGTTCAGGCTGAGCCTCCTCCTCCGGAGCTACTTCTTCTTTTTCTTCTTCAGCAGCTGCTGGAGCTTCGTCAACCTCAGGAGTCTCTTCTTCGACGGCAGGTTCTTCAACAACTTCTTCTTCAACCTGTTCGTCCATCTCTGGTGTCTTTACATCTTCCACAGAATCTGTACCTCCTTTTTCTATTATCTCTTTGACTTGTTCCATCATACTAAATATCTTTTTCTGAAAATCTTCATCAAAAGAGAATTGTACTCTTGTAATTTGCGCACCTTCGAAGCAAGGCTCAACATCTTCACCAAGAATACATAACTTAGAGATTAATGCTTCATTTATAATGAAGAAACTTGGTTCTCCATTATCACTTTCTGACCAAAAACCATCTAATGTTGGTTCATAAAGTTCCATAGATTGATTGTTACCCTTTTGAATAACACGTTTAGTTTCTGGCCACTGTTCAGTTCAGAGGTATCCTTCAGTCATTAAATACTCATGCTCGACACCATCATCCATAAACTTTTGAAATCATATCTTCGCGTTTAAATCTACAAAGCCATAAGCTTGAGTTGTATCTTTAAAACGCCATTCTCCATTAGACACATCAATAATTTGATTGTGAGCTTCAAAATCACCCTTAGTTTCATTGTAAAAGCCAACAATCGGGCAGCCAGGGAGTGATTTCGCCATTTCAACCGCTACCGCTTTAGTTATAACGCTTCCATTCCGGTTTGGCTCATCACCCACATAGCATACCTTAATCTGGCATTTTGAAATAAGAGGATTTAAAGGGGTCACATCAATAATCTCAATTGGAGAATTTACCGCTATACTAGTATGTGCCATTGCAATCCTCCTTATTTCTGACTTTCCCTATTAGCAATAGTTTTATCACTTATTTCGGTATCTTCTTTAGCGGGTCTACCAGCTTGACCCTCTGATGTAGTTTGCGTTTGAGATGTTTGAGTTTTATTCTTTTTGCCCAAATTTTGAATATCTTCACTACCAATTGTAGATGACATCATAGGAGGAATCATAATTTCACTCAATCCTAAAATATCATTCTCAAAATATGCAGTACTCATAATAGAGTTCTGAGAATGTCCAAGGGCAATTTGCGCAAACACCTTTCCAAAACCAATTTGTATTTGTTCTTTATACATCTTAGATAATTCTTTGTAATTGTATTGTGTAGTATCTAAAATATAAAATCTAAATGTATATTTCTTTTTGTTCTTAATTCTTCTCTGAATTATTGTATCAAATAAAATTTCAAACTGCAACTTTAAGTCTCTCATTACACCTTCATCTTGTAAAATAGAACTTGTAAGTGCAATATTTCCATCTGAATTAAATAAATTCTTTGGAACACCTGCTGCATTATAAACAGAGCGTTCTTCTCTTTCAAG